TCTTCCAGCAGTATATAGCGGCTCGATTGATATCCCTAGTGTTAGAACATCAGATGTGAGTGGTTCGGATCTGAGTGGTTCTGATCTAAGTGGCGCGGATCTGAGTGGTTCGGATCTGAGTGGTTGCACTATATCAACTCCTCTAGTAAAGATTGATTCTATTGCTACTAACTACTATTTTGACATTGTAAAGATTGATATTCCTGGTTATGAGCGTTTTATTCTCAATAATCTGTTCGAATATGGTATGCGCCCTTCTCTACTTATGGTGCGATGGGAGAATGATCCTGATTCTGAGCCGATTGTGCGTGCTGCTGCCGCTACTCTTGTAAATCATGGCTATTCTCTACTAAATTGTGTTGATGGCAAGTATCTATATCACTACAATGCCAAGCCATTCTATAATATTGTATCCTGGTCAAAGCCAACACTAAAAAATCCGATGATCGAGCATGCAATTAACTTTGGTAGAATTGCTATCGGGCGCCGACTAAATGCGCTTCTTGGTCTCTAAATAATTCGTAGACCAATTCCAAAGAATTTCTGAATAATTGAAATTTCTTTTGTCCCTGGAATATGGCGACCGGCCTCAATATTTCGAAATGTATGTGTTGGAAATCCACACAAGTGATCAGCATTCTCTTGTTTGAGTTTCTTAGTAATTCGTATCTGAATAAGTTCTTTAATAGAAGTTGGATCAATCTTCTTTCTAATAATTGTCTCATTATTGTCGATTCGTCTCTCAATTGCAGAAGCCATAGAAGCTCCTTGGGTGCGTGTAGCTAGTTTAGGAGCAGTTGTGCTCCGCTTCTTTAAAACCACGGGGGTCCAATCCTGATCTGCCATTTCTACATAAAAGCCTAAGCAGATGCCTCCATCAATTTTTAATGGGCGACAATAATTATATACTTCCAAGATTTCAAGGAGGTCTTGGAAATCAACTTTTTCAATTAGCAGCATGTTTTGCTATCCAAAAAAAGAACTCTGAGAGGCTTCCTAAAATATTTATCCCATCATGTTCAATAAACCCTCACAAGAATAGTAAAATAGATTATTCAACACTTTTTCTAAAATTACCAAATACGCATCGCATTGAACTACCAGATCAAATACTTAAGAGTTGGGAAACATTTTTTGGTGCTGCTATAAATGCTGGAATACCATTTCTGACACAACATGGAAGTTCATTTTCTGCGTGGGATCCTTCTTCTGCTACCCCCCCTTGCTTTGTGGAAGGTTATTTTCAATTTTGGCCACCTTTACAGAATATTTGGAGAGAGTTTGCAGAACTAATACTTACAGGTCTTCCTGAACCAAAGGGGTCTTATTCTAATAATGTATTTATTCACGTGCGAAGAGGAGATTATGTTGGCCTTAGCGATTATCATTATCTTCAAGACGAATCTTACTATAAGAATGCTCTACAGCATTTTCCAGATAATACAAGCTATTTGATTTTTTCTGATGATATTGAGTTTTGTAAATCGTGTGGTTTTTTCGATAATATTACAAATAAAACATTTATAGACGAACCGGATGAGATAGAAGCACTTGCTATAATGGCAAAAACATGTCATGGCGGAGCAATTTGTGCAAATAGTAGTTTTAGTTATTGGGGTGCTATTCTAGGAGCTTACTATCATGGTGGTGAAGAGACGAAAGTCATAGTACCATCTAAATGGTGTAAAGATCCCGCAGATTTTCTTTTCCCAGAGAGTTGGATCATTTTGTAAAACTAAATATTAGTCAGTAGTATGCCCCCCCCTAAATTAGTAGCCCCTCCAATAGCAAAAAGTATATTATATGAAAAAAGAGTTATTTTAAATAATCTTAAAAGACGGTCCCTTACAGAAAAAATGGTGGTTACTAGTCCACTGCCATCGCCCACTTCTTAGGTTGCCTTTCTGTCGGTTTGTAGGGAACAATAAGATAAGAATATAGTATATAGTGTAGAGGTTGCCGTCGCAATAGCAACAATGGCAAAGAATAAAATAATTCTATTCCCGCCAAGAAAAACAATTAAACCAGGCAACGATTTTTACACTTATATAAATGGTAATTGGATTCGTCAAGCTCATATGCCATCATTTATATCATCATATAGTGTAAGTGAGGAGGCAGAGGACCAAGTCGCAGAAGAACTTCAGAAAGAGGTTCAAAAATTAGTAAATGCTGTTAAAAATGGGGATCCTATAACACACGAAAATGAATTAATTGGAACACTTGCCCTATCAACACTTCATACACCATCTCAGAAACAGAGTGTCGCATTTTTGAAGACTCTTATTGATAAAATAGGATGTATTAGAGATATAAATGACGTTGCTTCAACTCTTGGGGATTTCTGTAGATACCGCGTAGATACAATTATTTCTTTATTTTCTGCCCCAGAACAGCATCATAGTAGTAAAATTCGTATGTGTATAGGTCCTGGTTCTATTGGATTACCTGATGTATCATATTATAAGGCAACCGCTCCAGGAAAAATGCGAACACTTTTAGCGTATATACAACTTCTAAGAAAGTTAGGCGAAGAGTTTGATGTTCGCGGCCTCGAAATACTTGCCAGCCTAGAATCGGCAAGTATAAATCCATTAATTAAGTCTATGGGAGATGATGAAATAATAATAAAGGGTTCCGAGATTAAGGAACGCTTTAAAGAAATTCCATGGGATATTTTTTTTGAAGCCAGTTTTGGTCTAAGACCGAGCATGTGGTCAAATAAAGAGTTTATTATTCTTAGTACAAGTTGGCTTCAGTATATTAATAAACTCTTTAAAACACTTACCCTTACACAATGGAAGTTCTGGCTAGCAGGAAATCTCATTCTACATAGCATTCCAATACTTCCACCGCCATTTGATGATCTCCACTTTGAACTCTTTGGGAAACGGCTCCGCGGCCAGACAGATAAAATTCCTCAGAAGAATCTTTCTCTCCTTCTCTGTCAACAGTGGCTACCAATACAACTCGGTAAAGTATTTGAAGATTGCTGTCTTGATAAAGAAAATGTGCGAATGGCAAAGAAATTGGCCGCATCTATACGCGATGCAGCAATTCATAGGATTAATAAGACATCATGGCTTGACCCAACTACTCGCAGAAAAGCAGCCTCAAAAGTAAAGCATGTATATTTTGGAATTGGTATACCCGAAGTATGGCCTGAAACATATGAACCGCAACTTGTAAGGGATAACTTGCTAAAAAATATTCTAATGCTGGGCGAAGCAAGAACTATGAACGATTTAGAAGCAACAAAACACCCCCTTGCAGTTCGCTCATGGGATGACCCAACATTCGCAGTAAATGCCTACTATTATAGCGAGGGTAATCGTCTTCTCATACCTGGAGGAATTATTCGTTATCCTTTTATTGATAAAAACAAATCAGATGGATGGAATTATGGCGGTCTTGGCGCAGCAATTGGGCATGAACTTACACATGCATTTGATGTCGAGGGAAAAGATTATAATGAGAAGGGGGATGTTGCGCAATGGTGGCTACCATCCGATAATAGAGCATATAATAAGATAACAAAGAATATTGTTGCTCTTTTTAATGAAACAACATATAAAGGTCATAATGTAAATGGTATGCTTACTCTTAGTGAGAATATTGCCGACTTGGGCGGACTAACCATTTCATTAGATGCCTTACAGGAAGTTATAAAGGAGAAGCGCCTATCTGATAAAGAAAAAAAACAAGAATATATTGATTTTTTTACTTCATATGCTGTTTCTTGGCGTATCAAAGAGAAAAGAGAAGCAAGTTTACAAGGGCTTATATTAGATCGCCATGCTCCAGCCCCGATGCGTGTAAATCTCGTTGTATCTCAACTTCAAGAATGGTATGATGCTTTTGATATAAAAGATGATAATGAATTATATATTCCACCTGAAAAACGGATTACTATATTCTAAGAAAACTAAAGAATCATTAGTTCTGAAAGGCGCCAATATTCAAAGGAACCGTCAGGCATTGGCCTTTTAAGAATGAAAGGAAGGCGGCGCGCATCGAGTTCCATGCGCGCAATTTCTTTGACATCGGTTACATGATCTGGAAGAGTAATAAATGGACGAGCGCCCTGACTCAGTTGAGTTGAACGAAACCCAATGATTTTTGTTCGTTCAAATGTTGTTAGAAATGGTATACTCTTATGACCACTTGCAAGGGAAAGTTTTGGAACAACTTCTTCAATATATTCAAGAATTGTCTCAGGATGCTGGGCGTATAGATAGCCTAGAGAAGGATCAGGAACACTCTGTTCTTGTTGCTCCTCTTCAACGATCTCAGCAAAAGTATCCAACATATCACCAATATCCTCCCCATCTACATTTCCGCTCTCAACATAATCAGCCTCCATTCTTTTCTCTATACTATTAAGAAGTTTAGACCAACAATCAATTTTTCACACTTTCTTTTACTCTTGAAAACAATAGTGGTTTAAAACACAAGAGCGTTTCCAATATATAGGATGGAAACTTCAACAGTAGTAGCAGCAACAGCCGCAACAGTAGCCGCAGAACCTTATATTATTAAGGACTATGAGTCATTTGATGAAATGATCATACCTGAAAATCTCCTACGAGGGATTTACACATATGGTTTTGAAAAGCCATCTGCCATTCAGCGTAAGGCTATTATGCCTATCGCTGACGGGCACGACTTACTGGCTCAGGCCCAGTCAGGAACTGGAAAGACAGGAACCTTCTGTATAGGTTCATTGAGCCGCATTAACCCAAGTGTAAAGGATACGCAGGTCCTTGTACTTGTTCCTACAAGAGAGTTATCTCAGCAGATTCAAACAGTTGCACAAAGTATTGGTTGCTACCTTCCAATTACAGCGTACTCTGCCACTGGTGGCACACCTGTTCGCGAAGATATACGCGCGATTGAGAAAGGTGCCCAATTTGTAGTTGGTACTCCTGGGCGTATTTATGATCTACTTGATAGAGGCTGTATCAAGCGTTCTGCTATTAAGGTTCTAATTATGGACGAGGCTGACCAGATGCTTGAGGACCGTTTTAAGGAGCAGGTAATGTGTATTCTTGCAAAGGGATTCCCTAAGACTACGCGTGTAGCACTCTTTTCTGCAACAATGCCAACTGAGGTAATTGAAGTGGCAAATGAGATCCTCCAGGATCCTGTAAAGATCCTCATTACTCCTGAGGAGGTCACTCTAGAGGGTATCAAGCAGTTTTATGTAGATGTTGAGAATGAAGAGCATAAATATGATGCTCTCCTAGATCTCTACTCGAATTTAACTATTAACCAGGCAATTATTTATTGCAATAAGCGTCAGAATGCGGAATGGCTTGCCAAAAAAATGACTGAGAATGGGCATACTTTGAATTGTATTCATGGAGAGATGGATGTTGCTGAACGTAAGCGACGTATGCAGGATTTCCGTTCAGGAAATGTACGTGTTCTTATTTCTACAGATCTTCTTGCTCGCGGTATTGATGTTCAGCAGGTATCTCTTGTAATTAACTTTGAGCTTCCTCCTCAGCGCGAGAACTATATTCATCGTATTGGCCGCAGTGGCCGCTATGGCCGCAAGGGCGCTGCCATTAATATTATCTGTAAGGAAGAGCGTGAACAACTAAAAGATATTGAGAATTTCTACGTAACAAAGATTGAGGAACTACCAGCAAATCTAAGTGCCATTGGTGTTTGAGGATGCTGGCATTTGACGCACATCATGCCTACATGTAGGACATTGAACGTGTGTCTGAAACCAAGTATCAATACATGTTTGGTGAAATATGTGTCCGCAACTAATAATTTTACGAACTGTTGCTCCCTGTTCTATAGAATCCTGGCATATAACACATGGGCTCTCCATTGTATTTTCAAGAACAGAGATAGTTGTATTAGTACTAAGAACTTCAGGAGAAGGCCGAACAGAAATTGGCTCCAGCCAAGTGGTAATATTTAGTGGATAAGTATATTGGCGGCCTAGGCCTGGTGGCTGCATCAGTATATTAGTTAACCAATTTGTAAGGATTGGTGCCAGAGGTCCGTCATCCGCAAGCATATCATCATCCATCATGTCATCCTCAGGAATAGGTGGCTGTGTGACAGGAATATCTTGTGTTCTCTGTCGCTGCCGCCTCTGGGGAGGAGGGGAAGTAGCACGCTGCCGTGTCTGACGAACAGGAGTAGCATATTCTCTTGATAAGTATGCTTCGCGATTAGTTGAAAAGATATCAAAATTTCTGCGCATTTGAGTATTAACATACCCCATTACATGTTGTACAGTGTTAAAGCGCTCTGAATCGTAAAGAAGAGCGGGAAAATAGGCATGAATTTCATTTAGAAGCGCACTTGGATATGGGTTAGACATTTTTGAACTATCTCTCCCTTTCTGAAAGAAAAAAGAAGTCAATTTTTTAGATCACGTCTTATTCAAGAAGATAATTATACTTTAATTTAAAAGTCCACGTAAG